GTTTGTTGAACCACCAGAACCTGGTGATAGTTCAAAAGTGCTATTCTATAAGGGTAGTGGAGATGTTGATGTTGTATTCACTGATGTTCTGGAGACAGTTAAAACTGGTGATACATTAGATATCAACAATAATCCAGAACAGGGACAGGGAACTGGATTGGATGAAGATGTGAGAACTGTTGTTGGTATTAATACTATTGATAGTGTTCAAACCACCACCTATAGTGGTCCTGGTGTTACTAATGATACAACTCTCAGTAGACCTCTGACGTGGTGTAAGCAACAGGTCGATAAGATCATTAATGGACAAGAAATAGGTAAGGATAGAGTTGAATATGAACCTCTGATTTATCCAACTTCTTATCTGATTCAACCAATCAGTTTGGCTTCAACAATTGTTTATGTTGATAGTGTAAGACCTCTCTTTGACACTTATACTGAGTCAGGTGATAGAGATTTCCAGAACAAGATCAAGATCTTATCTCAAGATACTTTAGTTTCAGCATCTGCTACAGCTATTGTTTCTGATCTTGGAACTGTTTCTATTAATGTAACTAACGTTGGTTCTGGATACACTGTGGCTCCAACACTGAGTATCGCTAATCCTTCTGATGGAACAAGAGCAGCAGGAACACTCACATTGTCAGGTGGTGGTGTTGGTGTTGTAACTATTACCAACCCCGGAACTGGTTATACAAATACCAATCCTCCTGTAGTTCTCATCTCTGAGCCAACTATCGTAAGAGAAGAGATTGGTGTTGATGATTATAGTGGTGATTATGGTATTTTAGTTGGATTTGGTCTATCAACTGTATCTGGTGGAAATGAAATAATTCTTGATTTCTATATTCCCACTGATTCGTTTATGAGAGATAGTGAGTATGTTGGAACTGGTATTACCGTTAGTGGTATTGGAACTGGTGATTACTTCTCAGTATTCAGTTCAAATGTTGACACAAATGAAACTATTGATTCTAAATCAAATGATGGAACCCCGATAGGAGTTACTACATCATTCATCGATTGTGTGTATCAAGTTAAGAGCACCTACATCCTTGAGAAGAATGTTGTCGGTGTTGGTACTACCACTGTAAGAAGGGTATTTACTAATGTTGGCAATATCTCAACTGAATCATTCTCCTCCTCTTTGATTACCTTCGATTCATCTACATTTACCTTTGATACTAGAACCTTTACCGTATACGCAGGTGGAATTAGTTCTGCTTCTAATATGGGTAGATTTAGTTGGGGTAAGATTCAACTCGAAGGAAGAACATCACCACAAGAATTTAATTTCTATGGTAACAATGGAATCATTGGAATTTCTTCTTCTGGTCTTCTGTCTAGATTTGAACCTTTGAAATACAGGGATTATACATCATAATAAATACTTTTACCAAATAGAACTACCATGGCCAAGTTAGGAATAAGTACTGGTTCTTCGCCTAATGATGGAACAGGTGACAGTCTAATTGATGGTGCCGTTAAGGCAAATTCAAATTTTACTGAGATTTATACTGCTATTGGCGATGGAACAACACTTGCAATTCCAGTTACTAGTGTTACAGCTGGAACTGGTATTAATTTAAGTGGATCGACTGGTAGTGTAACTATTACCAACACTGGTATCGCTAATACTAATAATTTGAGAACTGATTTCTTAGAAGTAAGTGGAATTTCTACACTTACTGGAGTTCTTAATGCCAATGGTGGAGTTGTCGGAAATGTAACTGGATCATCAAGTCAAGTTACAGTGTCTGATGAGTCTAGTGATACAACATGTTTCCCACTATTCGCAACTGCTGCTACTGGTAATTTGCCACCTAAGAGTGGTAGTAATCTAACATTCAATTCTTCAACCGGATCATTAACTGCAACACAATTCGTAGGTGGTGGTGCTGGTGTTACTGGCATTTCAACTCTCAACATCACCAATTATGGTGTTGGGTTAGGTGGCGGTGGAGGAGGATCTGATACTCTTGCATCTGTAACTGCTAGAGGTGCTACTACTTCTGATCTAATTGTTGCTAATGGTAACATTCAGGTAGGGGCGGCGCTGAATCTACAATATTCAGGTAATACTTCAACAATATTACATAATAATCTCAATGGATCGTTTGATATTCAAAGTGTTAGTGGTATCAATCTTAAACCTGGACCTAGTAATGTACTTGTCTATGATACTAATGATGTATTGAGATTTAAAACAACAACTGAAGGTGCTAACATTTATGGTAATCTCAGTGTTGGTATTGGGTCAACTGAAGTAACCAATACACCATCTCTAACACTATCCCATAATAATCCAACAGTTGCTGGTACAGCAGGAACCACTGGTCAAGTCAAACAAATTGGTGGTCAACCATATTACTATGATGGAACTACTTGGAGAGCACTATTCCTTGTAGGTGCTGCATCTACTGTCAATCAGGCAGATAGTGATTGGGATAATACGATGATTCGTATGAATTTTGATCAGGCAACTATTGGTGATGTAACTAACTTAAAGATGGGAGAACCCCGACTACTAGTCAGATTGATTTAGTTTCATCACCGCTAAAATATGGAACAAAAACTGCAAGATTTCAAGTCAATAATAGTGGTATAAACTTCACACAGAATAATTCAGGATCTACATATTATCCTTTTGAGGGTGCTTGGACACTTGAAGGATGGTTCTACTTTTAATTCTTCTGCACTTCCAACAGAAACTAATATTACCAATTCTCCGATATTATTTTCAAATTATCATCCAAATACTGGTGTCAGTAATAACTGGAGAATTGGATACTACTATAGTGGTAGTAGCACTACTTACAACTTCTATTGGCATAATAGAAATAGTTCCGCCTACTGGAGCTAGTAGTGCTGGAAATAGTGCTAGTGGATTTTTATTAGATCAAAGAGCCAGTTCGACGTTTCGCTGATAATGCATGGCACCATGTCGCCTATTGTAAGAGAACCTGGTAATGGTTCGATTCACTACTATTTTGATGGCACTGAATCTACTAGAACTAGTAGTGATCAATTAATTGATAATGAGATTAATGATCAAACAAATCAATCTTTTGTGGTTGGTTACTATGCTGTAAGTGGAGATTCTGGTCAATTTGAAGGTAATATTGATGATATTAGAGTTTCTAAATCAGCAAGATATACAGCCAATTTCACTCCACCGGCTTCAGCTCTTCCAATTACTGGTTCTACAACAACAGTTTATGAACCAGCTGATAGTAAGGTAGGTGAGATTTCTCTTGGTGGTTCACCGGCATGGACTGGAACTCCTGGAGTTACTGCTTCACAAATAGCTGCTGGTCAATACAGAGCAACATTTGCTACCGCATATTCCAACGCCACAGATTATGTTATACAAACCAGTATGAATGATTATACACCTGCAACAACTCCTGTTGGTATTGGTGTTAGTAGATTTACTACACACGCAGATTTCTTTGTAAAAAGAGTGAGTGATGGTGCCAATATCGATACAGGTAGTTTGGCAATTGATCTCTTCAAAAAGTAATCTTTTTCCACGATAAATAACAAAAAGTCCTCCCAAAATGGCTGCAATAATTACTGATCAACTTCGTATCTTAAATGCGAAGAATTTTGTAGCTGGTGTTCAGACCAGCTCTAATTCTTACTACGCGTTTATTGGACTTCCTAACCCAGAAGATTATCAATCTGATTGGGATACTAGTCCCCCTGCTCCGAAGGATAGTTTGGATCAGGCTAATGATTATTGGGACACAATGTTGGCGATGAAGAAGATCAACTCTTCTGATGTCAGTCAAGTTGTGAGAAAAATTCAGTGGGCTTCAGGTATCACTTATGATATGTGGAGAAGTGATATCACTCGTAATAACCCATCACAACCATCGGGTTCGTTTGATATCTACTCAGCAAACTACTATGTTATGAACTCTGACTTTAGAGTTTATATCTGTTTGTATAATAACGCCACTCCAGAAAATAACTTTGTGGGTGGACCTTCATTAGATGAACCAACATTCACCGATCTGGAACCTAGGGAGGCAGGTAACAGTGGTGATGGTTATATCTGGAAGTATCTGTATACAATCAAACCAAGCCAAGCTATTAAGTTTGATTCGACTAATTATATTCCTGTTCCCAATAACTGGGAAACAAACACAGATGATACACCTGTAAGACAAAACGCAGCATCAAGTGGTCAACTCAAAATTGTAACGATTAAAAATCGTGGTGTTGGTATGGGAACTGCCAACTCAACATACACAAGAGTTCCAATTCTTGGTGATGGATTCGGTGCAGAAGCAACTATTGTTATCAATAATGATTCTAAAGTTGAAACTATCACTGTATCGAAAGGTGGAGAAGGATATTCGTATGGAACTGTTGATCTTATAGCAGGCAATGTTCCTACTGGAACAACTTCACCAATATTCAATGTTATTGTCCCTCCAGCAGGTGGTCATGGGTCTGACATCTATCGTGAGTTAGGTGCATACAATGTACTCACATATGCTAGATTTGAGAATGATACTGAGAACCCTGATTTTATCACAGGTAACCAGTTTGCTCGTGTTGGAATGATTGAGAACCCAACATCATATAACTCATCTTCAATCCTAACACTTGATAAGGCTAGTGCACTTTATGCTGTAAGACTTACTGGTATTGGGTATAGTTCGGCTGTATTTACAGCTGATTCTACTATTACACAAACTGTTGGACTTGGATCTACAGCTGTTGGTAGAGTTGTGTCATATGATCAAGTCACTGGTGTTTTGAAGTATTGGCAGGATAGAACAAACTCAGGTTTTAGTTCTGATGGTACTCTTGATGCATCTCCAGTCTATGGATTTAGATCAAACAAATTTACCTCTAACATCACTGGTGGTGGTAGTGTCACTATTAGTGGTGGTTCAGTCAGTTTGGGTATTAACACCGCATTCCAAGGTGTCTCAACGGTTCTAAATAGTCGTACCTACTATCTGGGTCAGAATTTCGTAAATGGGTTAGCAAATCCAGAGAGTCAAAAGTTCTCAGGTGACATCATTTACGTTGACAACAGACCTTCAGTTACGAGGTCTTCATCACAGAAAGAAGACGTTAAAATTATCTTGCAGTTCTAAGAAATCATGCCCCAGGAAACTAATCTTAATGTAGCTCCTTATTTTGACGACTTTGATCCGCAAAGTAACTACTATAAGGTTCTATTCAAACCAGCATACCCAGTTCAAGCTAGAGAACTAAACAATCTTCAATCGATTCTTCAGAATCAGGTTGAGGATATGGGTCAGCACTTCTTTAAGGAAGGTGCTAAAGTTATTCCAGGTCAATTAACATACCTGAGTAATTATTATGCTATTCAGATTGAACCTGAGTATCTTGGTGTTCCTGTTGCATTGTATCTCGACCAACTGATTGGTAAGTTGATTGTTGGACAACAGTCGGGTGTGACTGGAAGAGTAAGTTCATATATTACAAACGAACAATCGGAGAGAGGAAACTATACTCTCTATGTTGACTACTTTGAGTCATCAACAACTGATGCTGCTACACAAACATTCTTTGATGATGAGGTTCTTCTCACCACAGAGAATATTACTGTTTGCAACTACCTTTATCGGGGCTAATGAAGGTTTTGCTAAGGCACTGACTACAAATGCTAGTGCAACTGGTAGTGCATTTGCACTGAGTAATGGTGTATATTTCTTAAGAGGGACATTTTGTTGATGTATCTGATCAGATTCTGATTCTTGATCAGTATAACAATAGACCAACTTATAGAATTGGTCTAAGTGTTAATGAGAGTATTGTATCTTCTGATGAAGATCCTACACTTACAGATAACGCTCAAGGATTTAATAATTATACAGCACCTGGTGCTGATAGATTTAAGATTTCTGCAACTTTATCCAAAAAAGGATCTGATGATTATGATGATCAGAACTTTGTTCAATTGGCAGAAGTTCAGAATGGCATTCTGAGAGAAATTAATAGTGGAACAGATTACAATATCCTAGGTGATGAATTAGCTAGAAGAACATTTGATGAGTCTGGTCATTATTATGTTCGTGACTTCCTTACTACCGTTCACGACAGTTTGAATAATGGATATGGAAATAGAGGTATCTACAACTCTAATCAGGTAACACTTCAGGGAAATACTCCTAGTGATGATCTTGGTATCTACAAGATTTCTCCAGGTAAGGCTTATGTCAGAGGATATGAGGTAGAAGTTAGAGGACCAACTTTCCTTGATTTTGAGAAACCAAGAACTACCAAGCTCAGAGAAGGTAGTTCGATTCAATTCTCCTTTGGTCCATCATTCCAAGTCAATAGAGCCTTTGGTTCTCCTGTTCTTGGATTTGATACCTGACAATGTTATCAGTCTCAGAGATACTAGAGTTGGAGATGACCCCACGGTTACTCCTGGTAAAGAAATTGGTGTCGCTAGATTCTACGATGCAGCTCTAGAATCTGGTTCATATGACAATGTATATCCTAATACTAATAGATGGGATGTATCCCTGTTTGATTTGCAAGTCTACACTGAATTAGAACTCAATGAGGCTGCAACTTTAACCACTCCAACCTTTATTGAAGGTAAGTCTAGTGGTGCAACAGCTTATTTGAGACATCCCCATTAGTGCTGGAACAGCTCTTACCGCATATTGTGTTCAGGGTGACTTCTTCACTGGTGAAAAACTAGAATTTAATGGTGTTTCTGATAATTCCTAGAAGCAGCAGTAGGTGTTCATAACTTTGAAATCTCTGATGTTCAGTCACTTTATACACTTGTAGGTGCTGCTGGTACATATACAGCTGACATTATCCCTCAGGTAACTGAAGTAATTGGTATTGCATCAATTACAGCTCACCATAGTGGTATTTCGACCATAAATTCACCAGGAACAGCATGGCCTGGTATTGTTACTACTGGAAATCTTGTTCAGTTCTCTATTCCAACTAATGATTTTCCAAGTTTGGCTAGAGTTACACAGGTAAATACCAATTCCATCCAAGTTAGTGGTGTTACTACTATTACGGCTTACCGTGAGGGTGGTCTTCCTACTACTTTGACTGACAGTCAGTGACTTCTCAGTTGTTAAGAGCTAGTCTTCAGAGAACAAGTGGAGGCAATTCAGCTGATAATGAGTCACTTTACAGCTTGATGCCCGATCTAAACATTGAATCCACTAATTTAGATAACGCAAACCTCGTTATTAGAAAGGGATTTAGTGTAAATATCACAAATAACTCAACTGGAGCTATTGCGGCTGGTCCAAATGAAGTATTCTTACCTTTCGATGAAGAAAGATATACTTTAGTTCGTTCTGATGGTTCTATTGAAGTATTGACACAGGACAGATTCGTATTTGCTTCCGGTTCTACTCAACTTACGATTAATGGTCTGGGTTCTAACAATACTGGAGCTCAACTAACAGCTACTTTGAGAAAAGCGAAGGTAAAGGCAAAGGTAAAATCTAAAAAAGAAGCTCAATCTGTAGTTATTTCAAGATCTAATGATAGTAGCTCTGGAACTACAGTAAATACTCTTAACGATGGACTAACTTTTGGCAACTTCCCATTTGGAACTAGAGTTCAAGACTCTATCATCTCTTTGGGTGTTCCAGATGCTATGATACTTTATGGTGTGTTTGAATCACTGGACGGAAATGATCCACAAGCACCAAGTATGACAACCTGCGTCACTTGATGGTCCAAATAATACAACAAATGACCTTATTATTGGTGAAGAGCTTGTTGGTAGTATTAGTGGAGCTAGAGCTAAGTATATTACTAAGAAATCCGATACAAGTATTAACTTTATCTACGAAAATACCTCAAAATTTGAGACTGGAGAAGTTATTAGCTTTATTGACTCTGGTGTGAGTGCTATTGTTGCAGATTTGGCTCTGAACAGCACAAATGTTACCAAAAACTTCAAATTCCAAAGTGGACAGAGGAGTACAATTTATGATTTCTCAAGAATCGTAAGAAAAGAAGAAAGTGCAGTTCCTACAAGAAGATTAAGAGCATATTATCTCTCAGCTGAGTATGATCCATCAGACACTGGTGATATTACTCTGGTTGACTCATATAATTCATTTAATTATGGTAATGAAATCACATCATTCCAAGGTGAGAGAACAACAGACATGATTGATGCCAGACCAAGAGTATCTAAAGACTCTAGTGGTGTTGGTGGAAGATCTCCTCTAGAATTCTATGGTAGAAACTTCAATGGTGGACAACATAGTTCAACTAATGTGATTGCTTCTGATGAATCTATTTCTCTTGATTATAACTTCTACTTGGGCAGAATCGATAGAGTTTATCTTGATAAAGATGGTAAGTTGACCATCAAGAAAGGAGCTCCTGCTGAAAATCCATCACCTCCTGATGAAGTATCAGGTGCGATGAACTTGTCTAATGTTTATCTTTCTCCATATCTTTACTCACCCTCAGATTCAAGAACTACATTCATTCAACACAAGAGATATCAAATGTCTGATATCGCTAAGATTGAGATGAGGGTTAAAAACCTTGAATATTACACTTCACTGAATCAACTGGAAAGTGCAACTATTAACCAGTTTGTTCCAGATGCTAATGGTTTGAACAGATTTAAGTCTGGTGTATTTGTCGATAACTTCACAAGTCTTGAAGCTCAAGATACTACAGTTGGTGTTAGAAATAGTGTTGATAGAAAGAATAAGATTCTTAGACCTTCTCACTTTACCACAGCTCTTAATCTAGAACTTGGTAACACTACAATCGCTGGTATTGGTACAACCAATGCACCAAATCAGGATGTTAGATTTGCTGATATTCTTGGAACGAATGTCAAGAGATCTGGTCAGATGATCACTCTCGACTACACTGAAACTTCTTGGTTGAGACAACCTTTTGCTACTAGAGTTGAAAGTGTTACTCCTTTCTTGGTTAAGTTCTGGGAAGGTTCATTGAAGTTTGAACCTGATGTTGATGTCTGGATTGATGTTAACAGAATGGAACTTCGTGATGTTCTTCAAGAAGGTTCATTCTTGGGTGTGGCTGAATCACTTGGAGCTGAAGTCACAACACATGCTGATGGTTCAAGATCTGGTCTTTCTCCAGTTATCTGGCAGTCATGGGAAACCATGGGTGTTGATGTAAGTTTTGATCTGGGTTCTTCACAATCCACAGAAACATCTACTTCTAACAGACGAGGAACGGCAGATGAATTCAGATCTATGTTTAAGGGTGGCAACCGAAGAGCAGCAAATAGACAGATGGAGAGAAGAGGTGGTAGAGTTCCTAGAGGTTTCAAAGTAGAAGAAGAAAGCTCTACAACTACAACTACAATCACTGGTACAGTTGGTGTTGATTTAAGTCAACAGAGGAAGGGTAAACAACATACTGTTAATGAACAGATTGATACTGAATCACTTGGTGATCGTATCGTATCTCGTGAAGTTATTCAGTTCATGAGAGCTCGTAATATTGAGTTTACATCTACTAGATTGAAACCTTTCACTGAAGTATATCCGTTCTTTGATAATGTAGATGTCGCAAGATTCTGTATGCCTAAGTTGGTAGAGATTGAAATGATCTCTGGAACTTTCCAGGTAGAAGAAGCAGTTGCCGGTATTATGCCATCTGAAGAGAATACTGAGGATGATGAAGAGTCTACAAGAGCAGCAATCGTAGCAAGAGTTGCTACTACAAATCATAAGTATGGTCCATACAATAGACCGACTGATATCTTTGAAAGAAACCCATATAATAGAAATGAGAGAATTCCTGAAACATATTCTGAAACTTCTACAGTTCTGAATATTGATACTTTCAGTTTGGCTGATGATGCAAATCCCGAGTTTGCAGGATTTGTCGCTCCTAACATGATTCTGAGAGGAGCCAATAGTAATGCTGAAGCTAGAGTTACTGCAGTTAGATTGATTGGTGATCGTTTGGGAACACTGATTGGTAACTTCAGAGTTCCAGCTTCTAGTGATCCATCTAACCCAATCTTTGAAACTGGTAGATCCAGGTTAAGACTGAGTAGTTCACCTATTGATAGTCGTGTTCCTGGTGTCATCACAACCGCAGCAGAAGAGATCTTCTACTCACAAGGTGATATGGACAATACTCAGGAAGTTACACTTTCTCTGAGAAATGCTAGAGTTGAAACTGACGATAGTTTCCTCGAAACTAGAACTATTGGTGATTCTGCTACTGCATCTACATCATTTACCACTGGTGGAGGTCAGACTGGTGAAAGTAGATTGACTGGTGAGTATACTGACCCTCTTGCACAATCCTTCATTGTTGATGATACAAGCGGTGTTTATCTGACTAGTATGGATATCTACTTTGAGAGAGTCCCAACAGATGATAATACTCCTGTTACTGTTCAAATCCGAGAAGTTGAACTTGGTACTCCTTCTCAAAGAATCTTGGCATACTCTGAGGTATCTAAAGGTCCAGAAGAAATTACAGTATCTAATGACGCTAGTGTTGCCACTAAGTTCACATTTGAATCTCCTGTTTATCTGAATGGACAGAGAGAATATGCAATGATCATTCTTTCTAACTCCACAGAATACGCTGTATGGATCTCTAGACTCGGTGAGTCTGATGTATCTACACTCGGCAGAGAAGAAGGACAAGTCCTTGTTTCTACACAGAGACTTCTGGGTTCATTGTATAAGTCACAGAACGCTTCGGTATGGACTCCTTCACAGTATGAAGATCTTACCTTCAACCTCTTTAGAGCTGACTTTGTTCCTAATGGTTCTGTTCAGTTCTTCAACCCACCATCTCCAGACGAGTACTCGGTAATGAGACCTAATCCACTCACGATGGTTTCAAACACCGTCAGAGTTGGACTGGGAACTACTGTTACAGATACTGGTATTGCCGATGGTAACTTGATTACACAGGTTGGTAGTGAGGCCAGTGGTAGATTTGTTGGGTTAGCTGGTTCAGTTACTAGTACACTAACACTCACCAATGTTGGTACTGGTTTTACACCCTCCTCTGGTAGTCACTATACCTTTACTGGTATAGCACTTACTAGTTTGACCGGTAATGGTATTAACGCAACCGCAGACATTACGATTCAAAATGGTGTAGCTATTGGAGCTACCATTGTTAATGGTGGTAAAGGATATGCACTTGGTGATATTCTACAACCTATCAGTATTGGCAATCTGTCACTTGGTGAAGGTATGAAACTTTCTGTAAGTGATATTTACGGAGAGAATGAGTTAGTCATTGAGGGTGTTCAGGGCACGTTCTCCACAGGAGCATCCAATACTCTTCTTTACACTAACAACAGTGGTGTTACTACAGCTCTCAATCATCCTGGAGTTGTCAATCCAGTATCACCTATCAGAGAAGTTAGTGATGGTCTCCACTTTGATGTATTCCACAGAAACCACGGGATGCACGCAACTGGAAATGTTGTAACTCTAAGTGGAATGAACACGAAGACACAACCAACTACACTAACTGCTGAGTATCCACTCACAGCTACTACGGCTATCTCAATTGCTAGTTCTATCTCCCCAACCAACTTCGGTGAGTTTGAGGGTATTGGAGTTGGGGCAACTAATCCTGGATACGTGAAGATTGGTAGTGAGGTTATCAAGTATACTGGAGTGGTTGGAAACACCCTCACAGGTATCACTAGAGGTATTGATACCACACAGGTTGGTAGACACACTGTAAACAACCTTGTTTATAAGTATGAACTCAATGGTGTATCACTGAGAAGAATCAACAGAACTCACAACCTCAACGAAACTACCAATAACGAAAGAATCACTCTTGACACCTATCCTGTTAAGATTGATATGAGTGATGTCAACGTTGGAGTAGATCGTAGTGGAAGTGGATTGAAAAAACTCTTCTTCAATGAAACTATTGAAGGTGGTGGACCTAGAGGAAAGGCAACATACAATGTTCCTTTCGAGATGATTATTCCTCAGATCAATACCATGGAACCAACAGGTACCAATATTGCACCTTCTGTTAGAACTACTAGTGGAACAAGTGCATCTGGTAGTGAACCATCATTCGTTGATAAAGGATTTGAGGAAGTTTCACTGAGACAGGAAAACTTCTTCCCAGAACCAAGAATTGTGGCTTCTGGTGTTAATGAAAATCTTTATCTGGATGAACTTCCTGGTAATAAGTCATTCACAATGAACTTGGATCTGATCACTGATGATACAAGAATTTCACCAGCTGTTGATCTTAATCAAGCTTCTGTCATCTTTACTACAAACAGAATTGATGAACCTGTTTCAGATTATTCTACTGATCCTAGAGTCAATACCACAAAGAATGATCCTAATAGATTCTTCTATGTGACTAAGAATGTGGCTCTTGAAAATCCAGCATCGGCTTTACAAATCTTCCTGGATGGATATGTTCCACAAGGTGCAGATTTAAGATGTTTCTATTCTTTGAATCAAGATGGACCTGTTGATGATGTAATCTTTGTTCCTTTCCCTGGTTTTGGAAACTTTAATCCAAATGGAACTATTCTAAGTCAAGGAAATAGTAATGGATCTCCCGATCTAGATGTACCTAAAGTTGATGTCTTCACACCTAAACCTAATCTGAATCAATACAGAGAATACAAGTTTAGTGTAGATCAACTACCAGCTTTCAAGTCATTTAGAATTAAGGTAATTGGTTCTTCTACGAATCAGGCAACTGTTCCAATGATTAGAAACTTCAGAGCGATTTCACTAGCATAATGAGTAAGATTCCGGTCAAAGATCATAGAAATCTGTATCGCGATGGTTCTTCAACGGCCATCGTGAATACAGATAGTGTAGGATATCAAGCCTATGTTGCGAACAGAGAGAAACTTCTCACTGATAAACAGAGAATTGATAACCTAGAAACTAAAGTAGAAGAGATCAAAGGTGATCTCACAGATATTAAGAATCTACTGGTTCAACTAGTAGATAAATAGAAAAAAAGTTGTTTAAATAATGGCTCAACCTACTAATAGACAAGAATTAGTTGACTATTGTCTTAGACAACTTGGTGCTCCTGTATTGGAAGTCAACGTTGCCGAAGAACAAATTGACGATCTAGTTGATGATGCTATTCAATACTTTCAAGAAAGACACTTTGATGGTGTAGAGAAAGTATATCTGAAGTATCAGATCACACAAGACGATATTGATAGAGGAAAAGCAAGACCAGGTGATTCATCGGTAGGAATTGCTTCTACTAGTGCAACTACTAGTATTGTTGGAACTGCTACAACATTTACATACTATGAGAATAGTAACTATCTACAAGTTCCTTCTAATATTATTGGAGTCAATAAAGTATTCCAATTTAATTCCACCGCAGCTGGATCTGGAATATTCAATGTTAAATATCAGTATATGTTGAGTGGTGTCAACCTATGGGGTGGTGCTGGATTTGATTTATTGTCATATTCGATGACTATGAGTTATTTGGAGACAATGAACTTTCTTCTCAATACTCATAAACAGATTAGATTCAATCAAAGATCTGACAGGATGTACCTAGATGTTGACTGGAACAACCTACAAGTAGACGAGTTCTTGATCATTGAGTGTTATAGAGGACTTGATGGAGAAGACTACTCAAGACTCTGGAATGATTCTTTCCTAAAACCATATCTAACTTCACTCATTAAGAGACAGTGGGGTATGAACCTAATCAAGTTCCAAGGTGTAAAATTACCTGGTGGCATTGAGTTCAATGGTAGACAAATCTATGATGATGCTGAAAAAGAATTAGAGACAATTCGTGAGAGAATGACATATAATTATGAAATGCCTCCTATGGATATGATTGGTTGATATGGCACTTAATCCTTTCTTTTTAAACGGTACAAAGTCAGAGCAAGGTCTTGTACAAAGTCTTATCAACGAACAGTTGAGGATGTATGGTGTCGAGTGCTACTACTTGCCTCGTAAATACGTCACAACTAATACAGTAATTAAGGAAGTTATCGAATCTAAGTTCGATTCTGCCTATCCCTTAGAGGCATATCTAGATTCTTATGAAGGATTTGGTGGTCAGGGAACACTTTTATCTCGATTTGGTATCGAAGATAAGGACGATTGTACTTTAATCATCTCTAGAGAGAGATATGAGAACTATATTTCTCCTTTAATTGAAAATTTACCCAATATTGAGCTCTCTTCACGTCCAAAAGAGGGAGATTTGATCTATTTTCCTCTTGGAGACCGTATTTTTGAGATAAAATTCGTAGAACATGAGCAACCTTTCTATCAATTAAAGAAAAACTACGTCTATACACTTACTTGCGAACTATTCCGTTATGAAGACGAGGTTGTAGACACTGGAATTGGTAAAATTGATGATAATTTGGTAGATTTTGGTTATATTCAGACCCTAAACATGATTGGAGCGGCTGTTACAGCTACTGCAACTGCTGGAATTTGTACTTTGGGTGCTGTAAATCTTATCAGTATCTCAAATATGGGTAAAAAATACTCATATAGACCAGAAATTGGATTCTCTTCCTCACCAGGAACGACCACAGTTGGTATTGCATCCATTACTAATGAGTTTATTCAGTGTGATGGAATGTATGGTGGTATGATTGATGCTATCGACCTAGTAAATGCTGGTTGTGGATATACTGTCAAACCTATGGTGAGTATCACTCCAATTGGAAATGATGATGGTAGTAGTGCTACAGCAACTAGTGGTATCTCAACTAATGGTTCTATTCAGTTTGTAACTATTACAGGTGGTGGTTCAGGTTATACTACAAGTCCAAACTTTACTTTTGTTGTTGGTGGTGGAAATACTACAGGTGTTAGTACTGGATTTGGTTATGGTGTCATCAATAACGCTGGTGTTGTTACCGCAGGTTACATTAGATATGGTGGTGAAAACTACAATCTTACAGGAGTTACAACTATCACTAGTGTAACCATTGACAATCCTGTTGGACTTGGAGCTACTGTTGGTATTGGAACTTTCATCTTCAATGAAGTTGTTACTGGTGGAACATCAGGAACCACAGCTAGAGTTAACTCTTGGGATGAAACAAGTCTTGAACTTACTATTAAAGTTGTTGACGGAACATTCTCAGGAAATGAACTCGTTATCGGACAAGAGTCCGGTGCGTGTTATGCACTCAGATCACAGATTGTTGATGACTTAGTTACACCATTTGCAGATAATGATAATATCCAAACAGAAGCAAATAAGATACTCGATTTCACTGATAGTAATCCTTTTGGGGATCCTTAAATATTATCTTGTTAAATAGTAGTATATCTAAACCACAGGACGATGTTTGAGTATTTCTATAATGAGATCCTTAGATCCACAATTATTGGGTTTGGATCACTATTCAACGGTATAGAAGTTCAACACCAGAACGACTCAGACCAAGCCGTGAGTGTGATTCAGGTTCCTATTGCATACGGACCTACTCAAAAGTTTCTTGCTCGTATGCAACAAGAAGCTAATCTGAATCGTCCTACTCAGATTACTCTTCCTCGAATGTCATTTGAGTTTAAATCACTCACTTATGATCCTTCAAGGAAAACAACGAAGAATCAAACATTTGTAACTAGAACACCTGACGGTAGTGAGATTAAGAGAGTATATTCTCCTGTCCCTTATAATATGGGATTTGAACTCTCCGTCTATACGAAACTGAACGATGATATGTTACAAATCGTCGAACAGATTCTTCCATACTTTCAACCACAATACAATCTCTCAATCAAGTTTCTTGGTAATTTGAATGAGATTAGAGATGTTCCTGTTGTCCTTGATAGTGTGAGTATGGATGATGATTATGAGGGTAACTTTGAAACTCGAAGAGCTTTAGTATACACACTTCAATTCACAGCTAAGACCTATCTGTTTGGTCCTATTGCTGACGTTTCAGGAGACATTATCAGAAAGGTTACCGTTGGTTATCTTGCTGGTTCCAAGGGTGGTGGAGTTGCAACAAGAGACCTTACATATCAGGTCACACCAAGAGCTACTAAAGACTATGACAATAGTTTGATTAGTAACTTGGATGAGGATGTTGATATCTCACAAACAACTATCAAGATCACAAATCCTGGTGGTATTACTGAGAACACTTATGTTTATGTTGGTACTGAAGAGATGTTTGTTGAGAAGATTGTTGGTGACAACATGAGAGTTAAGAGAGGTCAGGATAATACCAAGGCTTCTATTCATGTTCTTGGTACAGATGTTTATAGTATCACCAAGGAAGATAACAAGTTGATTGAATTCGGAGATGACTTCGGATTTAGTGGTAGTGTTTTTTGAGGTAACCCATGACTAAGTATGAGAAACTTGATGAAGCTTTTGATGTTGAGCCCACAGAAGTAGAAGTAACGGAAAGGAAGATTGAAAGGATCAAATCCGGTTCAGAGGATATCAAGAAAGATTACGAATACACCAGGGGTAATCTCTATTCGATCATTGAGAAAGGGCAGGAAGCTATCAATGGCATCCTTGAACTGGCTCAAGAGAGTGAGATGCCTCGTGCGTATGAAGTCGCAGGTCAGTTGATTAAGAATGTGGCAGATGCCACAGATAAACTCCTAACACTCCAACAGAAGTTAAAGATGTTCAGGAAGAGAAAGATACTAAAGGTCCAACCACAGTAAATAACGCATTGTTTGTTGGTTCTACAGCTGAGTTACAGAAACTCTTGAAGAACAACACACCAGATAAATAACTAAAAAGATAATAAAATGGCTACCCCGTCAGTCAATATTGTTATACCACAAGCTTCTGATTTTAGTTTTACATACATCTCTAAAAATTCTGATGGAAGTCTGAAGAATTTGAATGGTTTTACTGGAGAGTCAAAGTTGAAGAAACATTCAACTTCTTCAACATCCCATTCCTTTACTGTTGGTATCAATACCATCACATCTGTGGTATCTCTTGCCATGACTTCTGGTGTATCTGTAAATATTAAATCAGGAAGATATCTTTATGATGTAAGAATCACATCAACTGGTGGTTCTGTAGAAAGAATTCTTGAAGGAACGGCAGAAGTCACAGCAGGAATCACTACTTAATTTCATCAAGAAGTAGAGGAGATAAATAGTATTTCAGGGAGAGAAATCCCAAAGTATTGTACTAATAGAATGTCTAACGAAGACCTGCCGTCAATAAATGATATAGTAGAAGAGAGCAATTTGCCCTCTTACAAAGATTTTATCGAAGTTAAACAGGAAGAGGAACTTCCTTCTGTTGAGGAATATATTGAAGAGAAAGTTGTAGATACTTTAGAAGAAGAAGATATTGAAACTGTTTTATCAGAAACTGCTCCAGAGTGGTCGGAATTAGTACGCCTTGTAAATGATGTAAGAAAGGATATACCGGAAATACCGGAGATCAAGTATTATGATGAGCAACTAAAAGAATTAAGTGATAAACTATCACAAATTCAAGATTTAAATGAAGATAAACTAACTGAAATTGAATCAAAAATACCTGAGATTCCAGAGGTCAAGTATTATGATGCAGATATTCAATTCATTTATGATAAGATTGGTCGTATAAAGGAAGAAATCAATTCTCTTCCAGAAGTAAAATATTATGAGAGTGATCTCAATTCATTAAAATCAAGAATTGAAGAAGTAAATCAAAGTATTCCTACATTTCCTGACTGGGTTCAGGAAGTTCAAGAAGTTCCAGATTTCTCTTGGATTGGTAAAACTTTCAGTATAATCGATGATGACTTTAATAAGGTTCAAGGACACCTTGATCTTATCAGAGAAAAGATTGACTATCGTGTCAATGAATTAAACGACACTATTGCAACTAAAGAATTTGAGCTAAAGATAGATGTAAAAGATCTTACTAAGAATTTTGATCAAACGGTTGTAAATCTTGAAGAAACAAAAGATAAACTCCTTAAGCAAGTTAGAGATGTTTCTACTAGAATTTGGGAACAACATAATGAGTTTAAAGATGATGATAGAAAATTAAAAAAATCTATCATAAGTGAGCAGAATAAACTAAAACAATCTCTCCAAGAACAGATAAAAGAGATTGACACTCAAAGTGTAAAGGCTGACGAAGCTCTTTTAAAGTTTTTCAATGATCTTAATGAAGAAGTAAAATCACTTCCTGAAGTTAAGTATTATGATACTGAAGTATCTAATATTGTAGAAGATATTGATTCTCTAAAAGTCAATATTGAAGATATTAGAAATATTGTTTCTTTAATCAAAAAAGATCAAAAAGAATTAAAAGAACTAAAGGAAAATTATTTACTAAACGAACCACCAGACGAAAAAGAAAGTGTTGGTTCTGGTGTTGATCCACTCACTCCGATGGATCAAAAGTTTGCTACTTTAGATGATCTATCAAATCACTATAGAATCTTCATCAATCGTATTCAAACTCAACTTTCCACAATGGGTGGTGGTGGAGCAGGATTCATTAAGGATCTTGATGATGTAACATTTGATCAAACAACAGGAAATAATAAACTTTTAATTTACAACTCAGAAATATCTAAGTGGGTTGGAATTGGTAGTGATGAATTCAATGCTGTTGGTGCTGCTGGAACTTGGGGTGTTGATTCTGTTGGAATTCATACTGCAAAAGTTGTTGGTATCAATACAACATCTGCAAAGTCTGGTGTTGCTCTTTTTGTTTCTGGCAATATTGAAGCAACTGGAAATGTGACCGTTGGTGGAACTATCACATATGATGATGTAAGACATGTAGATTCCCTCGGTCTTTCGACATTCAGAAGTGGTCTTGAAGTCAATACAGGAACAGCGACAACCGCACTTTTAGTTCGTGGTGATGCAAGAATTACCGGTATCCTCACTATTGGTACTGCATCTGTCACTATTGATGGTGACAATAATACCATCACAACTGGAATTGTTACCATCACCAATTCAGAAGTTACCATTGGTGATAATGTAAGAATAAATGCCGGTGCAACAGGTATCAACTCTGCACCAAACGTATTCTATGTTGCTAAAGATGGTAATGATTCTAATAACGGAACATCTATTGATAATGCTAAATTGACTATCGTTGGTGCAGTTGGTGTTGCACAATCTGGATCTGTTATCAAGGTACTTTCGGGCAACTATGTTGAGAGTAACCCAATCGTAGTTCCTGCATTTGTAGCGATTGTTGGTGATGATCTGAGAAGTTGTAAGGTATTACCAAATAATGTTACACAAGATCTATTCCATGTCAATAAGGGATGTAAGTTGGCAAACATGACCTTCTCTGGTCATACTGCTCCTGCAGCTGCAGTCGCATTCCCGACATCAGGTGCGACCAATGTTGGTGGCGGAAAGTGGAAAGGTCCATATATCCAAAACTGCACTAGTGACACAACCACTGGAACTGGTATCCTAATTGACGGAGATAAGGCAGTCAAAACCAAATCGATGAATGTTGATGCATTTACCCAATACAATCAGGGAGGGGTTGGAGTTGCTGTTACCAATGAAGGATACGCTCAGTTAGTTTCCGTATTCACAATTTGTTGTGATAAAGCAATAACTGTCCACAAAGGTGGTCAAGCTGATGTTGCTAATAGTAATTGTAGTTTTGGAACATTTGGATTAGTTGCTGATGGTGTGAGTCCTCAACAGTATACTGGTGTTGTGACAAGTTCTGGAGCAGCTGGTCAAGATAATATTGTAATTAACGTTGGTGCTGTCACAACCAGACCATATGATGGTCAGGTAGTTTACTTTGATCAACTCTATAAGTCTGTAAAATCAATTACAATTACGAATGGTGGAAGTGGATATACATCTACTCCATCGGTTACGATTGTATCCCCCACAGGTCCAAATGGAGAGGTAGCTACAGCGTTTGCCACCTTAGAAGGTGGTGTGGTGACTGAGATTACTATTATAAGTAGTGGAAGTCAATATACAGAAACCCCAGCTGTCACTATCTCTGCTCCTGATTCGGGTACAAATGCTACTGCAACATCAGTTATATCAGATACTTATTTCACGATAAATAGCTCGACTCCTATCACCGCTGGTATAACTACATTAACACTTGCTGAAAATCTACTCAACACAGTGGGGGTAGCATCTACGGCATACTTCTTCCAACAAAGTAAAATCATCGCTAGTTCTCATACCTTTGAGTATATCGGTTCTGGTAATGACATCACTACGGCAACACCTAAGAGAGGTGGTGTTACGATCCAAGCAAACGAAGTTGTATCTACAAATGGGGGTAATGTAATCTATACCAGTACTGATCAGTCTGGTAATTTTAGAATTGGTGATGACTTCCAAATCAATCAGGCAACAGGAACAGTTAGTGGAAGAGCATTCTCCAAGAGTTTGTTCTCAGAAATGACCCCCTTCATTCTAGCACTTAGTTAAATGGCACAGTTAGCACTTAATAGATTCAAGACAGAAACGATTGTACTGACCACATCTGATCAGACAATCTACACTGCACCGACTGGATATACTGGTATAGTTCTTTATGCACACGTCACCAATTATGCCAGTGATGCTACGACTGTGACAATTTCACATGTAAGGAGTTCTACTACAACTGAGATCATCAAAGAAGCTCAGGTACCAGTCAATGATGCCTATATTCCTCTTGATGGGAAGTTGGTTCTTCAGACTAATGACTCGATTAAGGGAAGTGCTGGTGCTAACAGTACATTAAAAGTTCTTCTCTCAGTATTGGAGACTGCTAACTAATGCCAAGACTTATTAGCGAAGTAAATTCTGGTGGTGGCGCTGTTGGTATTTCCAGTGACGGTGTTGATTTAGGTAAAATGAAGACTTTGGATTATGAAAGTAATAGAATTGAGTTTGACAACACAACAGGTGTAGCCACTGTATTGTCAAACCCTTTGACTATTATTGGACTATAAATAATAAAAACTCTTGTGTGTGATGATTAACGAAGAGGGACTTAGGGATTGGTTTGGTAAGTCTAAATCAAAAGATGGAAAACCTGGTTGGGTTCAATCTGATGGTTCCCCTTGTGCTAATGAACCTGGTGAGAAGGGAACACCCCAAATGTTACTCCTCGGCCAAGAAAGCCAGTATGTCGAAGAAAGAACTTCGATCGGCTGACACAAGAAAGTCAAGACAAGATCCCGGACAACAACAAAAGTCTGGAGCAGCCAAACCAACCTACGTTTCTACTGACAAACCTAAGAAGAAAATGAAAGAAGAAACCATCCTCGAAAAAGATATGATTGATAAGCAAGGTAACGATAAGTTCGATCGACATAAGCGTATGATTCGTCACAAACAGGACAAGTATGGTCGTGCTTCTGTGATGGATAAAATTAAAACTGGTAAAGATTACAAAGAAGAAACCTTTAACGAAGCAGAAGACAAGAAAACTAAAGGTAGTGGGACTAAAGATGCCTGTTATACTAAGGTAAAGTCTCGTTATTCTGTATGGCCTTCAGCTTATGCATCAGGTGCATTGGTGAAGTGTCGTAAGGTTGGTGCAGCTAACTGGGGGAACTCCACTAAGAAAGAAGAGTTTGAAGGTTTCTATGACCTTCCTGCTTTCACTGAGTCTCAAATTGCAGCTATGAAGTATGCTGGTATTGAGGTAGAAGTTATTGATGAAGCATGTTGGAAAGGATATGAGAAGAAAGGTATGAAGACTATGTTTGGGAAGAAGTATCCAAACTGTGTCAAGAAAGAAGAAGTAGAAAAAGTAGATGAAGCATGTTGGGACACTCACGAACAAAGGGGTATGAAAAAGAAGGGTGGCAAGATGGTCCCCAACTGTGTTCCCAAAGGTTCTATGAAGAAAGAGGAAGTCACTGGTGGTATTCTGGTTCAAGACGCGGAAGATTTCAAACCCCGTGAGATTGAATCAGTTGATATCATCAAGGCTGACCCCATCAAAGGTGGTCAACTCCAAGAATTGGTAAGAACCAAGATTCAAACTGGTAACATGTATCAGGTTATCTTTGGTTGGAGAGGTAGGATGATGATGGTGAAGTTGTTCTTCCCTGATGCATCTGTCCCTAACAGACAGAAGGTTGCTGATGCATTGAATAAGATGTATCCTGGTTCTCAGTTGAGATCCTATTCACACTCTATTGTTGATTATGATGATCCATATATCAATGTAGGTGAAGAGACTAATTTTAATGAGATTGAAGAGGACATGACTGGTATGTCCCAGAAGTCTGGTGATAAGAGAAGCACTGATAGTGGAGCTGGTATGACAGCTAAGGGTGTTGCTAAGTACAACAGACGTACTGGTGGTAATCTGAAAACTGCTGTTACTACTCCTCCTTCTAAACTAAAACCTGGTTCAAAAGCCGCAGGACGTAGAAAGAGTTTCTGTGCAAGAAGCAGAAGCTGGACAGGCGAAAGAGGAATAGCTGCACGTCGTCGTTGGAACTGTTAGTAATTTATGAGTAATGATGTTTATCTTGGTAATCCCCTTCTAAAAAAGGCGAATACACCAATTGAGTTCACACAAGAACAGATTGAAGAGTATATTAAGTGTAGGGAAGATCCTGTATACTTTGCTCAAAACTATGTGAAGATTGTGACCTTGGATCATGGTCTTCAACCGTTTAAAACTTATGACTTCCAAGAGAAGTTAATCAATAATTTTCACAATAACAGATTTAATATCTGTAAGATGCCTCGACAGACTGGTAAGTCAACTACCTGTGTGTCGTATCTACTTCACTATGCTATTTTTAATAGTAGTGTAAATATTGGTATTCTGGCCTAACAAAGCCACAACTGCTAGGGAACTATTAGCGAGGTTAGCTACTGCATATGAGAACTTACCTAAGTGGATGCAACAAGGCATTCTGGTCTGGAATAAAGGAAACATCGAACTGGAAAACGGATCAAAAATACTCGCTGCATCAACTTCCGCTTCAGCTGTCCGAGGAATGTCTTTTAACATTCTTTTTCTGGACGAGTTCGCCTTTGTTCCTAATCACGTTGCTGACGCATTCTTTGCCTCTGTATATCCTACTATCACTTCAGGTAAATCAACGAAAGTAATTATTGTATCCACCCCACACGGGATGAACCACTTTTACAGATTGTGGATGGATGCAGAGAAACAGAGAAACGAATATATTCCAACCGATGTTCATTGGTCAGAAGTTCCTGGTAGAGATATTGTATGGAAAGAACAAACTATTGCCAACACATCAGAACAACAATTTAAGATTGAGTTTGAGTGTGAGTTCCTTGGATCTGTTGACACACTGATTGCACCGAGTAAACTGAAGTCTCTGGTATTTGAGAAGTCTATTCAAAATAATGCTGGTTTAGATGTATACGTTAAACCCGAGGACAAACATGATTACGCGATTACTGTTGACGTTGCACGTGGGGTTGGTAATGACTACAGTGCTTTTGTTGTTGTTGACATAACTACGTTCCCTCATAAGGTTGTAGCTAAGTATAGAGACAATACTATCAAACCAATGTTGTTCCCAAGTGTCATCTATGAGGTGGCTAGGAACTATAATCAGGCTTTCATTCTGTGTGAAGTGAATGATGTTGGAGATCAGGTTGCTTCTATCCTCCAATACGACTTGGAGTATCAGAACCTACTGATGTGTTCTATGAGAGGTAGAGCAGGTCAGATTGTAGGACAAGGTTTCTCTGGACAGAAGACACAATTGGGTGTTAAGATGTCTAAGACTGTGAAGAAGGTCGGATCACTGAACCTCAAGACAATGATTGAGGAAGATAAGTTACTCTTCTGTGACTATGATATAATCTCAGAACTTACAACCTTCATCTCTAAATCGAATTCTTTTGAAGCAGAAGAAGGATGTAATGATGACTTGGCTATGTGTCTGGTCATCTATGCTTGGTTAGTTGCTCAAGACTACTTTAAAGAACTTACAGACCAGGACATTCGTAAAAGACTGTATGACGAACAAAAAAATCAAATCGAACAGGACATGGCTCCATTTGGTTTTATCGATGATGGGTTGGATTCTTCTAGCTTTGTAGATAGTGAGGGTGATAGATGGTCTGTTGCTAAAAACGATGAGTATGGAACTACTGGTGGTGGTATGGATTATATGTGGAATTCTTGGTAATGAATATTGATGATCAACTATCACTAGGTCCACTATTCCTTACAGATAGGAAATGTAGAACTTGTGGTATAACGAAAAACTTGATTGATGGATTTTATAAGAAAGGAAAAGGAATAAACCCATCCTCATATTCTTATGAATGCAAATCTTGTTCTATAAAAAGAATTATAAAAAATAGAAGAAAGAGGAATACATCTACAGATTGGTCATATCCTGACTGGTAAACTTGTTTACCCACTGTTTCCCCATCTAAATCCCTAGTTTTCATAAATATTTTCAGGTATAACTGAGAACTAAGGAGAAACAAATGGCTACTCCTCAATTATCTCCTGGTGTATTAATCAGGGAAGTTGATCAAACAGTAGGAAGGTCAGAGAACGTTCTCGACAACATCGGAGCAATTGCAGGACCTTTTGCTATCGGTCCTGTCGATGAAGCGATTACAATCGAGACCGAGCAACAGCTTATCAATACATATGGTAAGCCAATGTCTACTGACAGACAGTATGAGTATTGGATGTCTGCGAGCTCTTTCCTGAGCTATGGTGGTATTCTGAAAGTAGTAAGAACCGGTGGTGGTTCTTTGAATAACGCCAATGCTGCTGTTGGATCAGCAAGTGCTACACTTAGAATTGACAACTATGATGATTATGAAGAAAATCATCTGAGTGATAATTCTTTCGTATACGCTTCTAAGAATCCCGGTTCATGGGCAGATAATCTTAAAGTATGTACGATTGATAACGCAGCTGACCAAGTAATTGGAATCAATACTACTAGTCCTCTAGCGGCTGGAGCTATTGTTGGATACGGTATAACAAGTGCACTTTCTAATGTTGTTATTCCTGGAGCAGGAACAACTACAACATTTAATGGTTACCTGAAAGGTATTATCACTGGTGTTTCTACCGACACAGTTAATGGAAACTCAACAATTGCTGTTAAGGTTGTATCTCAGGTTTCTTCAGCTGGTACAGAAACCAAACTGAACTATCAACAATCTAACGGAGCTCGTTCGTTTGAAGCATCTGATGGTATTAAATTTGTAAACAACGTTGGTGTTAATACTGGTAATGCTTCTGTAACAACCGCCGCTTCAGCAGTTGATTGGTATGATCAACAAACACTTGGTCTAAGTAACTCTACCGTTTTTTGGAAGTCTATAGCACCTAAACCTGTTGATAATAACTTCTCTTCTTCAAGAAGTGGAAAGAACGATGCTATTCACGTTGTAGTTGTTGATGATGATGGTTCAGTGACAGGAGTTCAAGGAAGTGTTCTTGAAAAATTCCTAAGTCTTTCTAAAGCGAAAGACGCAACAGCTGATGGAGACAATCCTACTAGAACTTACTATAAGGATTTTGTTGCACTAAGCTCCAACTATATCTACGCTGGATATAACACCTCACAGGCAACTGATGGGTTCCACGGCACTTCACCTTTAGCTAACGGATTCTCAACAGGGTATACGGCAAACACAATTGGTGCAGGTCTTTGGGGACAAGATGCACAAGGAGTTAACTTCTCCTCTATTGGTAATAAGTCATACTCATTGAGTGGTGGTGTTGATTATCAAGCTGGTGGTGGTATGGCCGCTACACTTGGTGGGCTAAACACTTCTTACAATCTCTTTAGTAATAAAGATGAGGTTGCAGTTGATTACCTCATAATGGGTCCAGGTCTCGTCAATGAGTCAGACTCACAAGCCAAAGCAAACCTAATCATCTCACTAGCTGAGGGAAGAAAGGATTGTATGGCCGTTGTTTCTCCACATAGATCCAACGTTGTTAGTGTTAACAACTCGGCAACACAAACTGATAACATACTGAGATACTACTCAGCGTTAAGTTCTTCTTCTTACGCTGTATTTGATACTGGTTATAAGTACACCTACGATAGATTCAATAACGAATTCCGTTATATTCCATGTAACCCAGATGTTGCTGGTTTGATGGTTAGAACTTCTATCGAAGCTTTCCCTTGGTTCTCACCAGCTGGATTGACTAGAGGTGTTCTGAATAACGCTATCAAGTTGACTTACAATCCATCTAAAGGACAAAGAGATGTTCTTTATGGAGCTAGAATTAATTCTATCGTAAATCAGAGAGGATCTGGTATTCTTCTGTTTGGAGACAAAACGGCTCTGGGATACACTTCAGCCTTTGATAGAATCAATGTTAGAAGACTGTTCCTCACAGTTGAACAAGCTCTTGAGGGAGCGGCTAACGCACAACTCTTCCAACTCAACGATTCGATCACAAGGTCTAACTTTGTGAATATTGTTGAACCTTATTTGAGAGATGTTGAGGCTAAGAGAGGTATTTACGGTTTTGTAGTTATTTGTGATGACACAAATAACACTCCTGACATCGTTGACAACAATGAGTTTAGAGCTGACATTTACCTGAAACCCACTAAGTCAATCAACTACATCACTCTTACATTCGTAGCCACCAGAACTGGTGTTGCGTTTGAAGAAATTGTTGGTACTGTTTGATCGATACTAACACATTAAAGAGGAACCCTAAAAATGGCACAAACAAAAACACTTTCTAATTTCAAATCCAGGTTAGCGGGCGGTGGCGCCCGTAATAACTTGTTTGAGGTAACTCTTCCTTCATTCCCCGGAGCCGCTTCGGATTTCTGGGGTGAGGGTGAGAACGAATCAAACACCAAAATGTCCTTCTTGTGTAAGGCAGCTGTACTTCCGGCATCTAATGTTCCTGAAATTCCAGTTGCTTTTAGAGGAAGAATTTTGAAAGTTGCTGGAGACAGAACTTTCGATCCCTGGACTGTAACTATCATCAATGACGAGGACTTCGGTCTGAGAACATCATTCGAAGCTTGGATGAACAAGCTTTCTAAACTGAATGATGCAACTGGTGTTACTAACCCCACTTCTTACATGACCAATGCTTATGTTAAGCAACTTGGTCGTGGTTCAAAAAGATTTTCTGAAGAGAATAGTGGTGGTGAATCATCTGTTCTTAGAACTTATAAGTTCTATGATATCTGGCCTACTAATGTATCAGAGATCTCTTTGGGTTATGATCAGTCTGACGCTATCGAAGAGTTTACGGTAACATTCGCTGTTCAATACTTCACTATTGGTGAAGCTGAAGAGTCTGGATCATCTGATGATCAAGTAGGAACAATCCAGTAAGTTTTAGCCTGATAAATAGATAGAACGGAAGTTTCTAGTTTTATCTAATAATGGCGAGACTATTTGGATTCTCAATTGAAGATAACGAGAAAAACCCGCCTGGTGTAATATCTCCGGTCCCACCGAATAAAAACGATGGGCAAGAGAGTTATATCAGTAGCGGGTTTTTTGGTTCGTATGTAGATATTGAGGGCGTTTATCGTAACGAAAACGAACTTATCAGAAGATACAGGTCTATGGCTTTGTATCCAGAATGTGATAGTGCAATTGAGGACATTGTAAATGAAGCAATTGTTGCTGATTCAAATGATAGTCCTGTATCAATTGAACTATCAAACTTAAATGCCAGTGATGGTATTAAAAAGAAACTAAGAGAAGAATTTAAATATATCTTAGAACTTTTAGACTTCGATAAGAAGGCTCATGAGATCTTCCGTAACTGGTATATCGATGGAAGGCTCTATTACAACAAAGTAATTGACCAGAAAAATCCTCAAGATGGTATTCAAGAACTGAGATATATTGATTCTGCAAAGATGAAGTATGTTCGTCAGGTCAAAAAAACCAGAAATGATGGATTAGCTAGATCTGAAAGAGATAATCCAACAACATATGATTTTCCAGAACTTGAGGAGTATTTCATCTATACTCCTGGTGGAAATAACCAATATGGTTCTTCTCCAGCTAAGGGAATCAAACTAACTAAGGATTCAGTTACATATTGTACCTCTGGATTGGTAGATAGAAACAAGGGATCAACCCTTTCATGGCTCCACAAATCAATCAAACCACTCAATCAATTGATGATGATTGAGGATAGTTTGGTAATCTATCGTCTTTCGAGAGCACCAGAAAGAAGAATCTTCTACATTGACGTTGGTAATCTGCCCAAACAAAAGGCAGAATCATACCTCCGTGATGTAATGCAACGTTATAGAAACAAACTTGTCTATGATGCTAACACTGGTGAAATCAGAGATGATAAAAAATTCATGTCAATGATGGAGGACTTCTGGCTTCCTAGACGTGAAGGTGGTCGTGGTACTGAGATTACTACACTTCCAGGTGGACAAAACCTTGGTGAAATCACTGATATTAACTACTTCCAGAAGAAATTGTACAGGGCATTAAATGTTCCTGAGACAAGACTTCAGGGAGACAC